AGAGCTTCAGCCCGATGTTCTTCCCCCGGAATGAGTTGAACAGGGTCAACTGGTAGACGGTGCTGGTGCCCATGAGGGCGTTCACCAGGGCGTTGGTCTGCCCGGTGGCGGCGCTGGTGTAGCTGTAGCTGATGGACATGGAGTGCGTGGTGTCGGCGGCGGCGAAGGTGTAGACGCCAGCAGCCGCGGAATACTGGCCCGTGGCAGGGGCGCTGGACACGCGGGTCAGGTAGAGGCCGGTGGTGTTGTCGAACACCCCCAGGTCATCCAGCCAGTTCACGCTGTTCGCCACGGTGACCTGGTAGGGGGTGCTGGGAACGGTAGCGGTCTCACCGGCGACTCCGATCTTCGAGCCAGCGGACTTAGTGGTGTTCAGGATGGCGGACACGATGCCGCTGTTGATCTGACCATACTTGGCCTTGCCGCTGATCTTGCCACCGGCGCGGGCCACGTCCACGGGGAACTGATAGGCACCACGCAGTTCCTTGGTGGTGAAGGAAATGTCCAGGGACACGTCCTTGACGACGCCGATGTCGAGGGCCTGCGCGGGGGTGGCGGGGGTGATGAGCGTCAGCTTGCCCACGCCGAAATTGTATTGGGACATTTCAGTCCTCCTGTGGAGTGAGGGCCGCGTTCAGGCGCTCTTTGAGCGTGGCGGTGGCGGCGCGGAAGTGATTGAAAAGCTCCACCGGAAGGGCGGGGCCGTGGTTGTGGAAGGTTTCCAGGAACCAGAGGTCCACCACAAGGTCCGTGGGGGTCGGGCTGGCTTCAGTTGCTTCGGTGAGGTTCGTGGTATCAGCCATGTCGGCTCCTATGAGGTGGCGAGGATGTCCAGAGGGATCTGCGCTACGGCTTGCCCCCCCAGGATGCCCTCGTCAGTAATTATTGGTCCACCGATCCAACAGTGGCTCACAAGGCCGCCCAGGGTGGTGCCGTAGGTGTCGGGTTTGGCGAAGCCGCCTTGCTCATCCGGCTGGCGCTCCAGGGCCGCCTCCACGCCCTGGATGAGTGTGGCGAGGCGGGTGTATGGGGCCTCGCTGGGGTCCTGGTCCGTGCGGCAGTAGATCCACAGGGTCGGCTGGAGGCGCCACGCCGGGGGCAGCCCGCGCTCCTGGACGGGCACTTCGTTGCCGTGGGGCAGGAACAGGGCCGGCTGACTGGATGCGGGCACATCGTCCCACACCTTCCAATTGCGGCTGACCGTGACGAAGCCCTGTATGGTCTCCAGGCGCTCCAGCAGGGCCTTGTAGATAGCTTCCCGGTTCAGGGCCATGTCACACCACCTTCATCGCCCGCATGAGGCGGGCGCGAATCTCCCCGCGCATTTCCTCCAGGCTAGGCATCAGGAAAGGGCGTGGCGCTTGGTTGACATTCCGGGTGTGGGCATGGACCACGGACTGCACAGGGGAGATCGGCCTTCCAAACGCCATGCGGGTCGTGCGGGTGAACTCCTTGACCTGCTGGGCGCCGTGGAAACCAAGCTCCCAGAAGCGGCCGTAGACCACATTTGTGCCAACACGGGATTCCATGTGGTCCCCGTCCTCAACGAAGCGTTCGTTGATGGACCGGCGGAGGCGCCCTGTGCGAACCTTCAACACCTGTCCCGTCAGCTTCTCCGACTTGACCTTGGTTAGCAGGTCGCGGGCGAGGCTCCGCACCGCGTCACGGGTGGCGTCCTTCACGCGCGGGCCGGCAAACTGAAACCTGGCCGCCACCGCCTCCGCGCCAAGGATCTGAGCCTTCAGTTCGATGCTCATACCGGCACCACATTCCGCCAGTTGTTCAGCAGGGTCTTCACATCGTTGGGGATGTCCTGTGTCTGGAAGGCTACGACCTCACCCTGGATCGTCTTGCTCGCGTGCCCGAGCCGGTCCTTCTCCTTGTATGCCCAGGCGGTCATCTTCACGACGGCCTGACCGATGTCAGCCGGGATCGCGGCGTAACCTGCCTTGTAGACCACGGCCACATTCCCGTAGCCGCTAGTGAACATCGCACCATCCGTTCGGATGAGCATGGCGCCCCGGTAGACGATGGTCGTCAGATCCACGGCCATGCCGTCCACCGTGAGGCTGAGGACATCGGTTACGGGATACTGGCCCACCATCAGCTTCGGGGTGCCGGTGCCATCCAAAACATCGCTGTATGTGTTCTCCAGGATGTCGCGGTTCAGGTAGGACTTGACCCACGCTGAGGCCGAGGTCACCAGGGACGCGATGAGTACGTCATCGGTGGCGCTGGTCAGGCCCAGGTAGAGCTTGACGGCTTCTTGGGTGGTCAGGTCCCCGGCGGCCATGGCTTTTACTCCTCAACCTTCTTCTGGCGGATCTTGCGGGTGGGGGACTCCACGTCCTCAGGCGGGATGGTGGTGAATCCGTGGTCTAGCAGGACAGCGGCGTGGGCGTCTTCCACTTCAAAGGTCCCATCGGGCGCTTTCTCATAGTTGCTGCCGCCCACGGAACAGCTTGTCGCATCCGTATGGAACAGTTTGATGCTCATGGTGGCTCCTAGGAGCAGGGGCGGGCAGTTGCCCACCCGCCCCTGGGTTAAGTGCGGGGTTGGTTAGGCGCCCGCCACATTGGTGAGCTTCAGCAGCGAAGCGGGGAAGTAGTGCTGGAGGACCTCATCCGCATAGACGCCGTACTCGTACTTGCGGCTCCGAAGCGGCCACTCAAGCTGGTAGTAGTCGCGGCGGGTCTTGACCTGGAACACATTCCCCACGCCGTTGAGGGGGTAGGGGATCTGCTTACTGTATCCCAGGATGGTGCCGGCGGGCATGAAGGGATGGACGCGAACCCGGATGAGTTCGTTGGTGATGGGGTTCAGGTAGGACCCCACGGTGGCCCCAGCAGAGATGCCGGCCTGACCGGCGCCGTCCAGATTGAACCGGAACAGCGGGGCGCCGCCGTTGGACAGACAGAGCTTGTTGATCAGCCGGATGCCGGCGCTGGAGACCAGCAGGTCGCTGGGTCCGAACCGGAGGTTGTCAAACATGTTCTGCAGGAGGTCGTTCAGCTCCTGGATGCCGCCCGCACCATCCGAGGTCAGAGTGGTGCCGGTGCCGGGGGTGCCAGTAGCCAGGGTCTTGATCTGGGAGTTGTTCGCGGACTTGGCGAAGCTCAGGAGGCCATCCATGTTGTAGGTGGCGTCCCTGGAGTAGTCGGCGGAGGCCAGAGCCGAGGCCAACTGACGGGTGCCGTTGAGGGGCGCAGAGACGGCCAGCGAGTTGATGCTGGTGATGAACTCCAGTCGCTCAGAGCCAGCCGTGCCGATGAACCAGGCGTAGGCCACGGCACCTTCCACCGGGGTCACGGAGCAGGAGAGAACCTGGCCGAGCGTGATGGCCTGGGTGGCGGCGGCGGACTTCTGAGCCGCGCCACCGTTGATGGTGTCGGTGGAGCCGTCCGTGTTGGTCTTGGCGATCTGCTGGACCACACCGTTGGCGAGGCTGGACCGGCTGAGGCCCTGCGGGGTCAGAGCCACGCAGATGACGGAATAGGTCGCGGCGGGCAGGGTCGCACCGGAGCCACCGGCGGACAGGGTGGGGGTGGGGGTGGTGCCCAGGGCGATGCTGGCGTTGCCGCCGAGCAGCATGGGCTCCTCCTGGAGCATGAGAGAGCGGAGGAGGCCGAGAGCCGCCCGCGCCTTCACATCGTCGAAACCCTGCGAGGCGTAGTCGGCCTCGAAGGTCACGTAGTCCTCCAGGCCCAGCCCGACATAGGCAGCGGTGTAGGACGCAACGCTGCTGACGGTGGACGCGCCACGGTTGCCCTCGGACACGCCGGGGTGGGTGTTGCCGGTGTTGATGCCGGTGATCGCCTTCCAGCGAGTCGCCGTGTCACCACCACCGCCCACGCGAGGGATGTCGTTCCTCAGCATGGTCATGGAGGCCATGAAGGGGTAGAGCGCGAGGGCGGGAGCCTGGAGGTCATAGTTGACCAGACCCAGGCTCTGCGTAAACGCCTTGTTCAGCGCTTCGTCTGTGGTGCCGTTGGCCTGGGCGTTCTTCATGGCGTCCAGGGTCTCGTTGAGGTTCATAGTGGAACCCTCCTGTGATTGCCCGGACTTAGCCGAGGCGGGTGGTGAGGATGTGACGGCCGCTGGTCGCATGGACCTTTTTCATGGCCGCCAGGGGATCGGAGGTTACGGGCTCGGCCCCGGCGCCTTCGGACTTCGTGATGGTCTGGTCTTCCTTGCCCTTTTCGATGGGCACAACCTTCAGGGGCTTCTGGCCCTTGAGGGTGGTCAGTTCGCGCTCCAGGTTGATGGCCTTGTTGATCGCCTCATCACGCTCCTGATGCGCCTTGATCAGTTCGTCCTCCAGGGCGGCGGCCTTCTGGATGGCATCGGCGGAGTCAGCCTTCTCGCCATCTTCGCCACCCTCCATGTCCTCCATGTCCTCGAAGGGCTTCATGCACTCGACCAGGGCCGCGACGGCATCCTTCACCGCCTTCAGGTCGGCCTTGGTCTTCTGGGAATACTTGGCGCCCTTCTTCTCCAGGTCGCCAGTATCTGCTCCCATCGCCAGCACGGCATCGCCCTGGGACTGGGAGTTGTCCTCCATGATTTCGGACGCGATGAAGGCGCGGAGGCGCCCACAGGCAACCTCCAGATCCGCCGCCTGGGCCGCGTCGCCCTCGGAGAGTTCCTTCATCCAGAGCCAGAAAAGGGCATCCAGGCAGGCCAGAGCCTGGCCGGCGTCCATGATTTCCTCGCCGGCCCACGCCTTCACGATGTCAAGGCGCTCCGCCTTCTCGATGTCCACCGCCGGGGAATTGCCGGTGGCCTGGATTTCGGTGCCGGGCGTGATCGTGGTCTCGTCCACGGTGTCCTCCATCTTGACGAGGCCGATGATGGCCTCCGGGTTGGCGGGGCGGTCCACAAGGCTGATTTCCACCAGCTTGATGCCCTCGATGACCTTCTTGTTCTTGCCGTTCCGCTTCGTGACCTTCCCGCCGATGCTGAAGCCCTTGAGCACGCCGGCCTTCACCTTCCGGCAGGACTCGGCATCCACCACCAGGGCCTCAAGGTATGTCCGGCCATCCTCCTGGACCTCACAAGCAATCGCAGTTCCTGCGGCGATGGGCTGGTGCATTTCTCGCAGGGCGCCGAACTTCATGTAATCGGGGATGGCCTCCTTCATGGCCGTGGCGGTGACGGTCTCGCCGTCACTGTCCACAGCTTCACTGGAGGCGATGCCGGAAACGGTCAGGGTGCCGTCATCGTTCTCGCTGACCTTTGTGATGTCGCCCCAAATCCGCATCGGTCCCCCCTTTTCGCAACGGATTCTAACACCAGAGGCGCTTTTGCAACAGGCCGATCAGGCTGCCCCGCGCTTGATGGGTAGGAGCCCACCCCCCACCAGGGTCCGGCCGCCCGAGGTCGTGATCTTGGCCCGGATGAGGTAAGTGGCACCATTCGTGCCGCCCGCTACGTTCTGAAGAGCCGATCCGCCCTGAACGGTGGCGGCCCCGCTGATCATGGCGCTGGTGTCCTCCGTAGTCCCGTCCTGGCGCTCGGCGGTGAACACCGGGGTTCCTGTGATGGTCTCCGCGCCCATCAGCAGATTGTCAAACTTGACCGTGAGGGTGACGACCTCCTCAGGGTCCTTGGGGCTGAAGCTCTGGATCATGCGTTCACCTCGTATGTTCGGACGGGCAGGGTGATGGCCCAGGTGCGGGCGTCAGGGGTGACGGCGGCGACGGCCACCGGCGTCAAGGTGTAGGTCCGGGCCTCCAGCGTCACCGCCCAGGTCCTAGCATGCACCTCGACATAGAAACGCGGGTCCGTCTCCAATTGCCCCGCCATGGACAAGGAAGGCGCCCACGTGGAGAAGGCCAGCGATGAGGACGGAACGCTGAGGACGAATTGTGCGGAAGGTGACGCCGCGGATGTTGACAGCGCTGCGGACGGAAGGACAAGGTTCCGCGCTAGGCTCGGCGCTGGACCCGACAGGGCCATAGCAGCCGGGGCCGGCACCTGGAGGACCTGCCCCACTGCCAGCGTTGGCGCTGGACCTGCAAGGGTTATGGACGTGACGGGTGCGGCGAGTGTG